CTTGAACCCCACGGGGCCGACGACCACGGAGTCGGCGGCCTTGTCGTATCCGAAAAGGATCAGCCGCCGCAGGCTCCCTTCGTGCGAGTGCGGCGGCGATCCCGGAGGTGCGGACTTCTTCCGCTTGCGGATGCTGGTCTTCGCCGCCGTGCGGATGAACGCGCCAGCCTTGCTGAGCACCTTGCGTTTGGCCCCATCGACCGCGCTGATGATCGCTGCGCGGTCGAAGAACATGTCCTTGATCCGCATGGTGATCACGCGCCACTGCTCCCGCCCTGACCACCACCGTTGCCGGGCGGAACCCCCCCAACCGCCGTGATCTCGCGGACACGCTGCATGCCCTTGTTGAAGGACGCTTCCTTCTCCTTGCGGAGGCGACCCGACCCGATGAACAGACCCACAATGCCAGTAAGGGCTGGAAGCGCCGGGCCGAGCACGGGCAACCCCGCCACGGTGGGACCGACGCTGTCGAGAGCGGAAAGCGTGAGCTGGCCGAGCAGCCCGCGGATCTCGCCGGCCTTTTGGATGTTGCTCTTCCACTGAGCGCCGGTGGTCTGCGTCTGGCCGAACCAGTTCTGGTATTCGACCTCGGCCTCGTTGAGGCTCATGGTGGAGGGCAGGCCGGTGGTCTGCTGGATGGTGTTGGGCGTCTTGACCTTGACGATGTCACCAAGGTCAAGACCGGCACACGATGCGAGCACGAGGGCCAGCAGGATCAGGGCACCGAGATAGACATAGTGGCGGGTGGTCAGGGCTTTCATGCACGAGTCTCCTTGGCGACCTCCGGCATGCGGCGGTCGATGAACACGTCTTTGAGGACGCCCCCCACACGTCGACCTTGACGGGCGTGTGCCGCGCACAACGACAACGGCCCCAGCATGAGCCGGGGCCGTTGAACGAAATCGAGTTGTCGAACTTGCCTTACGCGGCCTTCTTGCTCACCGCGTTGTTCTCGGCAAAACCGAAGCGCATCGCCCCCGGCCCGCCGGAGCCGAACGTCACGGTCAACTGCCGCGAGGGCTGGCCCTGCACATTGCCGCGCTGGGCGGTGATGATATACGTCGCGCCGTCGATGCCGACGGGGAGCGTGTCGTCTTGATAGCTCTTCTCGCCGCTGCCGCCGACGAGCGTGAACGCGCTCTCGTTGATGAGTTTGCGCTGCACGAAGTAGACCACGCGGTCGGAGCCCTCGGGGTGCTTGGCCTTCCACTTCAATGTAATAGAGCCGTCGCTATTGAGTTCAACCTTGAAGTCCATCGGCTGGCCGGGAGGCGCGACCGGCGCGCCGGGGTTCGGCGCGGGGATCTGAGCCAGCACGTACACGTTGGGGTTGTTGGCGTTGGTCGCGAACGCGCGGATGGAGCGGACAAGGTCGCTTGTCAGTTCGCGCGTCTCGCTGTCGGAATCAACAGCGGCCTCGGTCGCGGCCTTGGCCGCGTCCTTGGCGGCCTGCTGCGCCGTCGTGCGTGAGCGCAGCGCGCCCACCTGATTCTTGAACGCCGTGGCCTGAGCGGCGGTCAATCCGATGTTCGTGGCGTTGGCCGTGAACACGTCAACGTGCGCCTCGGCCCAGGTCAACAACTCTTTGCGGTCACGCGGATACGTCGCCATGGGAGAAACCTCCGCCGCTATTGCGGCTGATGAGGCGAAGGTCGCAAGCGTGCTGAGTGTTCAGCCCGCCATGGCGTCGAACGCGGCCCCGCCGGGACTCGAAAACGGCGTTGAGAACGCCCCAACACAGTTTCCACACCCGACTTCGACGAAAAATCACGCCGACTTGAGCACGGATAGCGCTGACACAGCCAAAAAGATCGCGGGTGCAGTCGAGAAGATAGAGATCGCAGGCGCAAAGATGGGGATCGGGTGAGCAAAGTCAGCGAGCGCGGCGGCAGAGATGGAGAGGGCAGGATCAACGTCAGCGAGCACGAACAAGAAGTCAGCAGGCGTGGCGTCCATATATGCTCGCTTTTGCACCGGGCCGGAGAGCAAGCGAGCCGCAATGCCACCGCATCCCGCAAACAGCCCGGTAACATCACCCGCATAAACAAAAAGGCCGTGGCCCTTACGGGACACGGCCTGTAGTTTCGAATCAAATGAATCGCGTGCGTCAAGGCGTCGTGTTGGGCACCCACTTGGTCGGGTCGCAGCCGCAGCCGGTAGTGCAGGGTGTGCCGGGGTTATTCGGATCCCAGATGTAGTCGTTCGGATCAATCGTGTCGCCATAGCAACGGCGGATGCAATCGATCAACTTCTGACGGAAGAAAGGATCAGTGTGCCACGGCGGTGGCTCGAAGTACGGCTTCGGGCGTTCGTTGGGCGGAACCAGCCGCCACTTCACGGGTTTGTTGGGATCGTAGTTCCCGCCCGGGCAAGGAGTCAGTAGCACGCGAGGATCAGGGTTCGTGCCAACCGGATACGGTCCCTTGATCTCTCCGGTCTGGGGCTCGATGATGTAATAGTAGTTTCCAATCTTGATATAGACCACCGAATGGCCCAGCGGATTGCCGTTGCAGTCGGTCCACTCAAACCAGAGATTGTACCCTTCCATGTCAGGATACATGCCGCGAAGGTGATGCAACAACCATGCGAGCATCGCATCGGAGAAGTCATCGCAATCAAAGCCCGGCGCAAGATAGTCATACCAAAGCCACCCATCAATCGCCGTATCTTTGCTGTACAGGCATCGCGGCACACAGCCCCGATCGGTCCCGGGAGGACCCCAGCCGAGCCTGCTCTTCTTCACCCACTCCAGAAGGCAGTCTGGGATCTCGGGGCGGGCGGGCGTTGGGAGCGGGGTCCCCGGCGCGATGACCGCAAGGTCACCAAGGTAGACGGTCGCGGCGACGACACTGATCTTGGTATCAGACTTCAGGTCGTTTCCCTCGGCAAGGAGGAACGAAGTCTCAGGCAATACTCCATCAGCCTGTTCACCAAAGAGTCCGCTCAAGGCAAGCTCGACGTGCTTGTCCAACGCGGTTGCATCGGCACCGAATGGAGTCTTCAACTCACCAGTGATCGTGTAGTTTCTGAACGCTTGGAGAATCGCGGGCTCATCTCTCAGGAGGTCGCCGAAGGTGTAATAGCCGGGAAGTCGCGGATCGGGTTGGAGGCGGTGTTGGTAGATCTTCCCGAACACATCGAAAGCGTCTGCGAACGGAACCCAGTTCGCCGGAATCTACTGCGGGCGAGAGAACATTGGGCCCTGCGCCCAGGCGGGGCGCTGGCCGGTGTCCATGAACTCCCAATAGGCCCGTGCCCAGGTCCGAATCTCCAGCCGTGTCTGCTCGCTCATAACTTGGCCGGGCTGCTGCTGCCAGCCCAGCGGGAACTCGGGCCAGCCAACCTGCGCCTCGGCGGAGCGAGCGCCAAGAACGCACAGCACACTAATCGCGATGATACTTAACAGCCGTTTCATCATGTAGACTCCTTCGTATGAGGCGACCGATTCCCACAACTCTATGGCCTGGGGGCAACCGCAAACGTCAACGTGTCTTTTAGCCCTGCGCCGGCGAACCATCCGCCGTTGCCCTCGCGAGCATCATCAGACCAATCCACGACTATTGTGATTTCTCCCGCCGTGCTTGGGAGTTGGGCCGTCAAGCGGAGGCGCCCACCGCCGGGGCGAGGCTGCTGGTACTCTGTGGTTCCCTGAAAGGCGACGTTGCCCGGATTCGCCACAACCGATACGACCGTGCCTTGCACAGTCACAATCAACTGGGTGAAAGGAAGGGGCTCAGGCCCCGGTCGCGCGGGTGCCAGCGCCCAACTACCTTGAATTTTCGCCAGTTGTGCCGCGCTCGCAGCGGACGGGGACGGCCCGACAGTGGGCTTCGGCGAACGGTTACATGATGAGGCGGCGAGCATCGAACACAACGATAGCACGATATACAAGCTTCTGCCCATGCGACGATTGTACCCACCGTTGGAGAGGTCTGTAAAGAGGTGGGTCGAATCCACACGCACCCCTCGGGGTCGCCAAAGAGCTCTTCTCCGAGGCCCCCAGAACCAGTGAGTACCTCTGTGGGCACGCTTTACACCTCGCCCTTGCTCTTCACGCCGCCGCGCGGGTCCTGCAGGTTGACGCCGTGGGGGGGAAGTCGTGGTACCCACACATCCGGATGCCGAGCATGTTGAAGTCCGCGTCGGAAGTCTCGACGGTCGGCGCTTCCTGGCCGTTGAGGAACGCCATCTCGATGACCGGCAGATCGCTGGGGTCAGCAAGGAGGTACCACGCCTTGGCCGAGTTGCCGGTGTAGAGGGCGTTGGAGAGATAGCGGCTGACCTCGATGCGGAACCCCCCCTTGCCCTGATGCGGGTTGGCGACGGGGAGCTTGGTGTTCGCGGTCGTGCCGGGGGGCGGAGTTCGACGCTCTCGTAGAGCTGCGTGCCCATCGCCGAGAGCGCCGTGGGCACCAGCATGATCGACGGCATCACGCCCGTGGGCTTGCCGTCGGAATCCACGAGGTCCATGAACGCGACCTCGCCCTTGGTGAGGCCGTCGATGCCGAGGGCGGTGTCGGCCCCCGAGACGAAGTTCTTGTTGCCGGCCCCCCGCACGCTGAAGAACGCCCCAACGCCGTTTCCATCCTCGACTTCGGCGAGAAATCGGGCCGACTTGAGCGCGGATATCGCTGACGTGGACAAAGAGATCGCGGGCGCTGACCAAAATATGGAGAGCGCAGGGGCAAAGATGAAGAGCGCTGGGTCAGCGTCGGCGAGCAAAGACTAGAAGTTGGCGATCACGGGAGCGGCTATTGCTGACATATCACCTGCGATTACGCGTGCCCTCGCCACAATGGTACGGGCATGATGGATGGCTGCGATCAGGGGCCCTCATTACCCGTTCGAGTCCTTGACTTGATCTTTTCACTCACGCCGAGAAGTAGTGACGAGAGCGAACCCGCTTCGCCTGACCTTTGGATCACGACCCATTGCAACACGCCAGCGTGGCCACCGCCGACTTTGGGTGATGAATCAAGTGGTGCCGCGACAAAATCCATCGCAAATGGCTTTGAGCCTCGTGCCTCAAACACGCCGAACGGCGGCACGACCGCGGCGCTCTCATCGCACTCGATACCTATTGCGGCCCAGGGATTCTGTGCATCGGGAACCGGGCAGACACCGAGCTTTTGCCCCAGCTGCGGGTCGCTCCTCGTGAGATTTGCGGTCGCCATCCCTCGCATCTTGTCGCGAGCGCTGAGTTCAAACCTCGCGACCCCATGCGCATCGGTCAGGGGAAAGAACACAGACTTCTTCCAGAGTGGGTCAAGTGCCGGCGCACGACGCCACACAGCCCACATGCCCGGTTCGCTCGTCGCGGAAACAACTGTTTCGGCAACCGCCCCAGCTCCAGCGAACTCCCCAATGCCAAGATCACGGATGATGGCTTCATATCCGGTTGGCCAATCTGCAATCGCTTCCCCGGTTGCTTCCGGCATGAGCGTTGCCACGTGCGTCGTGGGAAGCCACGGTCGCGGCACCCACCTCCGCTCTGCCCGTGTGCGAAGTCCGGGGGAGTAAACTACATGAACGCGAGGCGTTCCGCACAACTTGGTCACCGCGTTCGGTTCAGTCGGGGGAACCGCTGGAAGCGATTTCAGCAGGACACTAATATCTGACGATGACGGAAGAACGACAATAGGCGTCGATACTGCTGTAACTTCCTTTACCTTGGCCTCAAATGGAAACGGCCGCGATGAACCGTCCCAACCGCCTCCGGTAACCGCGTTTAACAACTGAAAATCGGGTTTGTCCGGAGCCTTGCCGAGCGTGCTGACTTCAAATGATGACAAAAACTCAGAGACACCCGCGCTACGAGAATCAAACAACCATCCTTCCTTTGATATCACGACGGGGCGAGTTCCGCACCCATACGAAACGCTCGGGAGCGACAGCCCGTTCCCCGCCGGCACCAACACGACGCTTGGCGTCGGTTGAATGTTGACGGCGGGGAACGGGTTTCGCGTACCGACAAACACAGCCACAGCGGCTACGACCATTGTCACAATCGCCGCAATGAAGATGTTCTGCTTCACGGCACCCAAACCGGGAGATTCTCGCGTTCGGTCGGCGTCGGGATCATGTCTTCTGGTGTAACGCCGGGCGGCAGCTTCTGCCTCAGGCGATCGACGTTGTCAGGATCTTCCCACCACGGAGCGGGCTCCGTCCACGGATGGTCGAACGGCTTGCGATACCGGGCGCGGAAGAGCCACGGGATATCGTCGCAGTTCCGACCTTGGAAGTATCCAGCCCGGCAGATAAATTTGTAGATGTACTCGTCGGTCACGTCGCCCTGAATAATCTCCTGGTGACCCGTCTGCGGATCAATGACGATCGTGTATCCGCGGTAATGGATCACCAGCACGACGTGACCGTCTTTCCACCAATACGCCCATGCGTTCTCAATGGCCGCCTCGGGTCCCAGCCGACGAAGATACCACGCCGCGAGCATGTCGGCAAAGTCGTCACACTCGATGCCATTATTGCCCCACCAGTACATCCCGTCTGGTTCTTCAACCTTGTCGAACCAATCGAACATGTGCAGAGCTTCCCACTCGCGGCGAACCTGCTCCCAGAACTCGCGGATATCGTCGGGCAGGTTCGGAGGAATGATCGGCACTGGGACAGGTACCGGGGGAGGGCTGTACGCGCTAGTGCTCAGTTTAAACCCGCGAATTTTCAGTTCGCCCCCATCGACCACAAACGAGTACAGGTTCTCAAGATCAAACTTGTCATTGACAAACATCGCGTCTTGCAGTGCGATCCATTGCTTCATAAAGCCGTCGGGATCGGTGATCGCGTTGGATTTCAGTTCGCCGGTCAGCGTGTACCACCGGAACGCATCACGCACTTTCTCATCCTGTTCGATCAACTCCTCAATGCCGAAGCCGCGACGCCCGTCGAGACGGTCGGCATAGATGAAGTTGAATAACATAAGCCCCTCCCACCAGAAGGAAGCCGAGCATGTGCAGACTTCGGGGCTGGTCGGAAAATCAGCGGGGATGTCGCCGCTGTCACTCCACGACCAGTAAACGCTGGCGGCTTCTCGCATTGCCTGACGCTCGGCATCGGAGAGCGCCGACTGCTGCTGGGCAAAGGCCATGCCGACGGGGGAGAGAGAAAGAACGGCAATCGCGAGATTACGCAACATGGGATTTCTGAAGATATTCCAGACTAGCACATCGGAGAGGCTCTGTCAATCCTCCCGCGTGATAAAGGTTGTGTGAAGGGGTCGGATGCCCGCTCGCTGATCGATTCCGCCGCCGGGGTTGCCAGGAAGCTCGTCGCCGAGCCCCCCGACTCCCGATTGCACTCCGGGGGGCACGGTTTACACCTCGCCCTTGCTCTTGACGCCGCCGCGCGGCCGTGGGGGGGAAGTCGTGGTCCCCACGCATCCGGATGCCGAGCATGTGGGGGGGTTGAAGTCGGCGTCGGAAGTCTCGACCGTCGGTGCCTCCTGCCCGTTCAGGAATGCCATCTCGATGACGGGCAGATCGCTGGGGTCAGCAAGGAGGTACCACGCCTTGGCCGAGTTGCCGGTGTAGAGGGCGTTGGCCAGATAGCGGCTGACCTCGATGCGGAACTTGCCCTGGTGCGGGTTGGCGACGGGGAACTTGGTGTTCGCGGTCGTGTCCGTGGGGGGGCGGAGCTCGACGCTCTTGTAGAGCTGCGTGCCCATCGCAGAGAGCGACGTTGGCACCAGCATGATCGACGGCATCACGCCCGTGGGCTTGCCGTCGGTGTCCACGAGGTCCATGAACGTCTGCTCGCCCTTCGTCAACCCGTCGATCCCTAGCGCTGTGTCCGCGCCGGAGATAAAGTTCTTGTTGCCGGCGCTGAAGAACGCCGCGTTGTTCATGAACGCCGACCAGAAGACGTCGTTGATCTTCAGGCCCGAGCCACGTCCGAGCTTGCGGGGGACCGTGGTGATCGCGCCCATGTCGTCGTTGATGATGTCGCGGCGATCGATGGTCAGCATCAGGCCGTAGGTGTCGGCCTTGTTGGTGTAGGTCTCCTCGCCCAGCGTGCCCTGCTTGAGCTCGCCGCCGGGGGCAACGATCTCGTACTGGTCCTTGCCGACGAGGCGGTAGCTCGTGACGGTCTTGAAGTCCGAAACGTTGCGGACGGCGCAGATGCTCCGCCAGACACGCTCCACACTGAAGAAGCCTTCGAGCAGGAACTTGTTGGCGACGTTGGAGAGGATGCCGCCCACGTCGATGGTGGCCATGCCCGCTTCGATACCTCGACCGAAGGCGGCTTCGAGCACACGGCGGCTGTCGCGGAACGTGCGGCCCGTGTAGCCGTTGGCGATCGCGGCCTCGAAGAGCAGTTCCTGCAGACCAAGCCCGCCCTGGAAGCGCTTCGCAGCGATCTCGATCGCCTGCGCCGAGCACGTCTTCTCGATGCCTTCGAGCTTGGCGCTCTGGAAGCACGCGGCCTCGAGGACCTCGCTCGTGACGCTGGTGTCGGGGGCGTGGATCGCCGGGGCCTTGGGGCGACTGGCTCGGAGGACTTCGAGCTCGGTGCGCGTGGCGTCCCAGTTGTCGCGGATGGCCTGGGCTTCAATCTCGCTGTGCTTGCCGCCACCTCCGCCCCCCCCAGCGCACACCTTGCGGACGGCGGCGATGCGGGTGGTCTCGGCCAGCGCCTCTGCCCGGACCTGCTCGGCGGTCGGCTCGGCGGCAGTGATGGGGGCGGTGATGGGGGCGGTGATCGGTGCGGGGGTCGGGTTGGAATCGTCGGCCATGACACGGGGCTCCTTGTTCTGATGCGCGGCGATGCTCGCACTGGTGCGGCCGTCTGCGCCGAGATCCACGAAACTGATCTCGCCGAGCGTGGCCTTGCGAACGACGTTGACCGGGCCGGTGAGTTCCTGACCGTTGACCGTCGCCTTCTGGTTGTCCTTGATGAACTCGAACTCCTCGACGCTCGCGCCGACGGAGGCCTGCCAGGGGAAGCCGTTCCGCGAGGACGCGACGACCTCCTTAGCGGCCTGGGTGTCGCGGGAGATCACACCCGTCGCCACGAGTTGCCCGGCTTCGACGCGGATCGAATCGGTGTGACCGACGCCCGAGAGCGGGTCGTGCCCGAAGCGGATGGGCCGAGCCTGCGAGGGGACCGCGAGGCCGGCCAAGTCGATCACGACCGGGTGCCGCCAGCCCGCGACACGCATCGCGCCGCCGGTGTACGCGACCATTTTGAAGCGGGGCAGCGGCGCCC